TACCTTCATTCGCTCCTACCCCTACAGGTACTTGAGGAAGTGTTAGTTTCCATAGCCCACTTTCATCTCTACTTATCGCAATATCCTTAAAAGTTGTGTAAAATGAATTATTTACAAATCCCACACCCTCAAGGCTTGCATTTTCTTTATAGTTGGTCTTTGCTGCAAAAGCTATGGCTTGGTCAATATATTGATTGACAAGCATCGGAGTAATAGAAGAATCCTCTTGGACGTACCCTCCGTATACTTGTCTTAAAATTTGCTCTATGAATTGATACCTTGTCACGTTTAGTAAATTTTATTTAAAATAAAAATATCACTACTGGGGTATCTAATGGACTCCCATCTATTTGATAAACAGTCGCCTGAAGTTGATTAGCCATTTTCTACCCTTTATTACTGTCCTTGAAATTCTATTTGGTTAGCGTAATTATTGACCTGATTGTAGTCCAAATTTACGCCAATTATTCGTAAAGCCCTAACGATAATTTCAAGAATACTTGCTACGTCCCAAACGGGCTGAACCGAATTGGCTGCACTATAAACAGGCACCCCATTTACATCAAGCGTGTACCCCCAAATCATATCTGGTGGTTCAATAACATATGATATTCTTGCCTGCCCGATATTAAAAGGAGCGAACTGAAAACCATCGTTCTTAATCATATACACGGGCCAACTTGCAACCGGATCAATCTTGCTATTGTAAATAGAATAGAAATAGTGCTGCTGCACCTCTCTTATTCTTTCGTATCCGTAAGCGCTCCACATTGCATCTGTTTGCAGGTAGTCTCCGTTGCTTGGAACGAGTGCTGCTGCGCTTGGGTAGGGGGAATACCCGTTACCGTTTACAGTTATAAATGATTCGTAAATAATCGGCGCAAGGCGCTGCCGCACGACAGAATTTTGTCCAAACTCCACCCGTGCGACAGGCCGCCCCGGCTGATACTGCTGAAAATTACCCAGCAGATAGGCGACATAACTTTTCTGCGCGATATTTATAGTGTTGTTAAAATCCTCTGGGGAAACATAGCCTTGCTGGAGATTTTTGCCTGTTATATACAGGACTACCTTATAAACATCGTTGATATTGTACATCTTAACCTAATTGTTGTAGTCTTTCTTTAAATATTCGTCCTTCCTCACTATTGGTTAGAGCAAGGTTTAGAAGGTATTTTTCTGGGTTTTCCGTCTTAGCATAAGAACCTATAAGCCCTCCGCCATTTGCCCAGTAAACACGCCCCGGCTCACGACCAATTTCAATCTTTGCATCAATGATAGCTCTTTTGACCAACCAAGCATATTCAACTTCTCTTGATTCAACAGTGCGCTGGAAATACTCTGGCTGTCTTTTAGCATATATGATATATTCCCTGCGGATTCCATCGTCTGTCTTTGGCATACCTAATTCATCTACCAAACGAAGACCAAGGAAGGCCGCGTGTTTTCTCATTTTTTCAGCGTCCATTCCTTTTGCAAGAATTGCCATTTCAATTTCAAGTTCTTCGCGCTTAAGCATTTCTTCTTGCTCGCGTGCAGGGTTGTACTCATAAAATTCAAAATGACTTCCTGTTTTATTGGAAGGACTTCCGATATTATGTCTTGTTATACGAGCGAACTCAAGAGCGGTTGTATCCCACTCTGGGATTCGCAAAATCTTTGTTCCGCGCAGGAAGCTAAGAGAACGGAGGTTGTTTCTTGCGTATTCGGGCGTAACATCTTTCTGCTCTTTGAGCCAGATTGTGTCAACCCCACTAAGAAGTCTTACTCGTTCCATTTTTCCCGTTTGCGGGTTTATTACGTCATCAATTCCCGGTACATGCACACCACCTTTTCTTGTATTAGATACTAGCTTAAAGATGCTGTACTTAACGCCTGTGTTCTCTTGTTTTTCATAAACTGGAGATAACACTTCTGCGTGTTTTTGTTGGTGCTGGGCAACACCCGGATTTTCCCCTTGCAGACTAAACTGCACATCTGATAATTTTGCCATTTTTATTGGTTTTTTAATTGTTTACCATTTAAGCTGCTCGCCCCGCAATATGCGGGCGGTTTTGTTTTAGAGAATCTTTGTAATAAAATTGATAGCCAGTCCTTATGGGCTTGCCGTTATTGTACATTGCTGCACGATTGATAGTGGTTTTTGGGATAAGGAAATACTCGGATGCTTCTTGGGCTGAGGGATGCTCCCACATCTTCCCCGACACTACGGTAATAATTGCACGTTTTACGGTTTGCTGCTTTACCTCAACCTCTATTTTTAAGGGGTAATTTTCGGTCTTGTAACGAAAGACATACCCTTTTGCTTGGGTTCTTTTGCCAGATGCGCAAGCGCTTATGTCGCGAGCTTTACCATTAATAAATTTACCCGCTTCAGTGCAAGACTCAAATTCTCTAACAAAACTTCCCAAAGCATCATACATTAAAACAGACTTAATCTTCTTTAGTCTACTCTTTTCAATTCCCCACTTCGGCACTACGATATTATGTTTTTTATTGTACTCAGAAGATTGCTTGGCTTTTTTCTTTTTAAATTCTTCACTATGGGTTTTCCCGTAAAAAGGATTTCCATTGCCTGTAAATCTTTTAGCCTGCTTTTTTCTTCTTTCTATATCGTGCATCCAAGTTGAGCGCTGACCGTCTCCGCCTTCTGTCATATTCAATCCTTCCGGATATTTATAACAGTAAGTTTTTAATTCAGCAATCCAGTAAATCTCCCTTTCATCCATTAGTTCATCGGCAACTTCTTCAATTACTTCTAAGACATGGGCATCCCAACCATATTTCCTTAAACTATTATGCAGTTTAATATCCTTTCTATCTTTCCTTACATCGCACTTATACGCGTTAATTCGCTTACGCAAATTTTGCGTTTGGCCTATGTAGAGGCGTCCAGAAGGACTTGTTATTTTATAAATTGCACCCATTTTTTATAAATTGCACCCATTTTTTAAATAGGGAGGCAGGTTTCCCCACCTCCCGTTTTTGTTTAAATATACCTTCTAATTCATTGAGATTAAGACGCTTGTACGATAACGAACTGGTTGGCAGCTGCGACTCTTGAGCCGCGATACGTAATCATCTCCACGTTATCGTTCATTTGACCTGAAGTTGGGTTCTGAGAACCACCGCCCCACTGCCATACACGAATACCATTTCCTATAGTCCCGCCCTTTGGGGGTTGTTGGTACATAATGCTGATATTCTTATAAAGCTTGCTCGCATCTTTAGCATCGCGAGTTTCTCCTTGAGGACAGATCATTCCGAAGTTACGGAAGAAGTCTGTAGTAGGAGTAACGCCAGATAAGAACTCGGTATTGAACGGACGATACTTCTTAACCTTGAAGTGGTATCCATCAATGCTGATTGACTTACAACCATAGTTGATAGCAGCCTCTTCAGACTTTTCGTTGTTACCCCAAACCCAAGCACCAGCAGGGAAAGCGGCGAAAAGACCATCGGAGAAGTTTTGGTTTTGATAGATATCCTGAAGCCACATATTCTCACTTGCGCATCCGTTTACGTCCATGATACGAGTGATTTCGTGAAGCTTTGCAATATCTAAGTTACCCGGAGTGTAACCAACTGTTTCTCCATCAGCAAGTACTTTAGGGATAATACCCTCAGAACCTACTGAAGTAGTTGTAGTCAAACCAGAGTTGTTAACGATATTACCACGCATTAACTTCATCTCTACATCATCCTTGAAACGGACATTTGATTTTACAAGTCCTTTTAGGGTGAAGAGGGAAGTCCCGGCTTGAGCACCGCCAGCAGGAACATCACCAGAGAAACCACCTGTGTAATACACTTCGGTCATTTCTGCAAGGTCAGTTGCGCTGAAAGTCTCACGCATTTCAGTGATGGTGTTAGTGTACTTCTCGTCCAATTGAATCATTGGAGCGTTAGTGTTAGAAGCTTCACCAGCGTCCATAATACCACCAAAGATCAATACATCTGTAGCAAGGAAGCTTCCGCTACCAGCAGATGCTAAACTTTGAGTAGAGATTTTTGGACGAACTGTGAAAGTGAAAGCAGAAGGAACTGTTGAGTTCACAGTTAAGATTTCACCTTCTACGTTTGTAGAAGCAACACGTACAGTTTCACCAATACGCAAAGGAGACTGACTTCCGTTGTTGTAGTGGTAACCAGAAGCCAATTGGAGGGTAATAGTGGCACCAGCAGAAGCGGCTACGTTAGCATCAGCCTGAACACCAGTAATCAATTTACCACGGTTTTCAAACCAGAAGTAGTCACGGTTTTTAACTTCTTCCATACCTGCGTAAGTAGACAACCACCAAGTGAAGTCTTCGCTACCATACTTTTCAACGTAGTTTTTGTAGTACTGAGGTGTCAATAGTTGAAGATCGGACACCAATTGTCTCGTAACACCGCCGGTTAAACTTATATTACCCGGCTGAAGGATGTTCGAGGTAGGGATTCCAAGAGCCATTTTGTTTTGTTTTTAAATTGAAAAAATTGGTTTTTAGCTGTTCTTCCAAATAAATTCAATCTGCTTGTCTCGGTCTGAACGCTGATCTGGGTTGAAAGTGTTTTGGGCTGTCCGGGAAGTCACGGTTACGTTGCTCGTTTTCTTGATGTGTTCAGCAAGCCTCTTGGCTGCCGCATCATTAACGAATTTTTGATTTACTCGGCCTTCACTATTTAGAAGTGCCAAATCTTTAACAACCTGTTGGGTGTTAATCTCGTAACCTCCATTCGCGTCAGGCTTTAACCACCTTTCAGCAAGCAGAACATTAGCGTCAAAATTAGAGTCTGCAAATCTTTCCAATTGCGTAGCGACCGCGCTTCTTTCCTCATCTGACACGGCGTAAGATAACGGTATTTCAACTTCCTCGTCTTTCACCGAAACCGAAAAGCCATCAAACGATTTTAAGGCGGACTGCGCATTTTGTTTGAAAGAGTTTACCAAAGCCGATTGAGCTTCCAATTCTTCTTGGGTAGGCTCGTAGTTTTGATTAGCTCCTTCAAATTGTATATCTGGTAAAATAAGCTCACTTTTATACTTCTCCAGTTCGGGACGAGCAAGTTTCGCCTCAATGAACATTTCTGTTTCAATGTCCTTAACTTGGCTTTCCCACGACTGAAGGCGTTCTTGATATTCCTCATCAGACTCAATATCCTTTTGGAAGGGCTTAGAGGGAATACCAAATTGTTTATTAAACTTATATTCTATCTCGCTCGATGTCAGGTCTTTGTACTTCTGCTGCATATTAAGCTTAATAATCTCAGAAGCGGTTGCCTGATTGAGGTCTGAAGAAGAAAGTCTATCAATCTTTTTCTTTTGATCAAGGAAGGAGTACAAGTCATCTTCTTTGCCCTCTTGTAAGAGCTTGAAGAATTTTGCACTCTGTTCGTTGGCAAATTCAATATCTGCCTTTGTGCTTGCGTTTTCGCGAAGCTTTCTTAGTTCTTCTATTTCTGCTTTTGCGGCTTCTGCGCTTTCCCATCCAAACTGTCCCTTTAACCACTCATCTGCATCTACTATTTCTTCTTCGTATTCTTCTTGTGTGTCGGGGGAAGATGTGGGAGTCTGTTCTGTTTGCGTAGCGGATTCTTGTTGTTGTAATGGATTGTCACTCCATGCGTTATCCGAAAATGGATTAAATTGCACATTTGATTGTGCATTTTCTTGTACAGATTCTTGTACTTGCTCTTGTGTGTTGTTTTGTGTTTCTGACATAAAGTCTATTTAGGTTAATAATTAACTCAGCGTTAAGCGATAAATGGTCTTTGCAGCAAGACCAGAAAGCTCTTGAGATCTGTTTTCTACATCAAGTAATTTTTTCTCGCAAGCGAATTCGTATAGCTCGTAAGAAAAATCTAGTAATTCTTTAACCAGCTTTACGGAGGATTCGTGGCCACCATACTTTGGTACGGGTATACGAATTAAAGAACCAAGTCTTTTCCCATCCATATAGCCCATCATTTTTTCTGGGATATCGTCAGAAAAGTCCTCAAGACCTTCGTATAATTTACCTAAAGCGTCGTGTTCCCATCCGCCTTTAGTTTGCTGATGAAATTCGTGTGCGGCATCGTGAAAATAGAATAATCTATCACGGATTTCTTCGGGTGTAAGGGAAGTCTTGGCTTTCGCTTCTTCCCCAGACATTCTGATTTTAGCTGTAATTGCCATTATTTCTTTTTCTTGGTTCTTAATTTAATTTTCTTCTCTTGCTTAAGCATTTCTTTAGTTGGTGCTTTACCACTTCCTTTGTTCGCACGAATGTTATCCCAGAGACCTCTCTGAGAATAGCTTCCGTCCGCTCTTTTAATCATTTCTTTCATTTCTGTTCTTTTTTATAATCCTTATAATCTTTCATTGCATCTTTTTTAACCTCCCCCTTTTTCCAACTACCAAAAGAAAACTTCTCCGCCTTCTTCTTATTTTTAAACTCAAAAACCTCATTTCTCTTATACGCCTCTTCAATGCTTTGCGGAACATAGCTACCCTCTTTGTTTATTGGCCTAATTGTTGGCGCAACAAGATATTTGGGCTTCCCTTTTTTATCTTCAGATTCCCACAGGCCCATAAGGTGCGTTTCCCTGTTTTCGGTTGGCGCATAACCCTCCCTAATCTCGCGGGCCCTTTTTTTATTATTTTTTATTTTGAGCTTCACTTCTTCCCCGTTAATACGTTTTTCTTAAATAAGGCACGCTTTTTAGCCAAAGGGCCCATCTTGCCCTCTTCCGCTGCCTTCATCTTACCAGCAGGGATTTTCTCATCCTTCTTGACACCAAGCTGAGCGCGAAGTGCGCCTGCCTTAAACTCAATAGGCTTCTGGCCCTTCTTTTTTACCTTGAGTTTTACAATTTTCCTTTTCATCTTTTAACAGATTTTGTAGAGTCGTACAAGCGCTTTTGTAACGGTTACAGAGGTTCCAGAAAGCTGAAGGAAGCGTCCGATGTATCCAAAGCGAACAAGTCCTGATGCTGCGAGGGAAGTCACGGCAGTACCAGACGCTAAGTTTGTTCCTTGAACAGCAACAAAGTTTGTAGCCGAAACAGCCGAGCCATCAGATACTCCTTCGATAGCACCAGAGTCGTTGGTGTGCAAGAAGTTTACCGTACCACTTGGACTTACTAATTGAACGATTGCATAATCAAACCCACCTGTGTCAAGCTTTACGTCTGAGTCTGCGTTAAAGTCATCTGTTACATCTAATACAATTTGAACTGACATATTTTATTTTTTAAACATTAAAGACAATTGTTGCGTTTCCGTAAAGATATCCGGGGTTGTTGGGGGAAGCAAAATTCTTGTTTGGAGCTACCGGGCTAACTTTAAGGCTTGTGCCATAAGTATCTACGCGGGCTACGCTTCCGTAAACAGAGGTACCGCTTATGTACGTTTCTGTACCTACTGGGATATTTGCAAGATTTGACAAGTCACCAGAGGCAAGAGTTACCACAACGTCTTCCCCTCTAAGGGCTTGAGATGCTTTTTGGTTTACTAATGAGATTGACATTTTTATATTTTATTTTTATTGTTCGGGAAGTGGTGGTTGTTCCTCTGCGGGCATTTCTTCGGGAGCCACTTGTTCCCCCGCACCCTGCTGCATTTGTTGTTGAGCTGCTGCTTGGGCTGCCTGCATTTGAGCTGCGATTAATTGTTTTTGTTCGTCTGTTGATACTACGGCTGCAAGACCTACGTTTTCCATAACCGCATCAATAAGCGGTTTAATTTCTGCTGGAATTGGAAGTCCTGTCTCCATAGATTTTAAATAAGCGGCAGTGGCCATCTGTAGTACGGCGGTTCTATTCTGGGCCTCGGCGGTCATTTGAGCGCGCTTGATGTCCATCATGCCTTCTTGTTCCTTTGTTGCGCGCTTTTCTTGTTCGGCTACTTGGGCTGCTTGTATTTGCCCCTGAATCGTCATTTCTTGATTCTGTGCCGCTTTTGTTTGATTATATATAATCATTTTCTTTTGCGCCCTTCTAAATAATGCTTCTGCTAGCTTTACGTCTTCTTTAGCTACACGCATTAATTGAAAAGGATCTACAAATAGTACAAGGTCTGGGGAAGATGCGAGAGCCTGCTGGAGCATAGCGTCAAATCTCGCAAGCTCGTATTGGTCAGGAAGCATCTGTATTCTTGAATTGAATATTCTTCCCGCTACGTCATCCGCCTTCACAATATCTCTATATACGCTTGCGCCGTACTGAACTGAAGTCTTTAAAAGCGAGGCCACCTTTTTTGCGGTATCAGCCATACAATTAGTGTATGCCCAATAAAAATAATCGGTAGCGTTCTGAGCAACTTGCTCTGCTGTATTGATATTAGATACCGCAACACGGGGCTGAAGAGCGCTTGAAATCAAGTTTGGATCTTCCCCTAACTCATCTTTTAATATCTGATAATGCTTATCGTAAAGAAGTATTAAGCCCTGAAGCTGGGACAAAAAGCCAGAATTTGCAAGTTCTGTAATCGGTACAGGTACATTATTCCCTTCGGCGTCACGTCCACGATAATAAATGTCTCCAGTTTGATCGTAGAGCTTTTTGACATCAATTGCTTTGTTTCCATCTCCGAGACCATAGTCTATGTTTTGAAGAGCATCCCAATTTACGGCAGCTCCCGTTGGGCGCATCTTAGCAACAAGTTGTTGCATCTTTAGACGCGCAATAATCATTTGGTCTACGGGTTCCTGTATTTTTTCTGGTATGGCGAGGGAAGTCATGTCGTAGTTCTGCACCATATAGAATGTGTACGAGAACTCAGCATTACCAATTTCTTTTGGATCTTGGGGGCGAATCATATTCGTTTTAATACCCCACTCAAGCATTGTATTTGTAGGGCGACAGAATACACCGCGATATATATTCCACTTAGTATCAGCAATAACCTTCTCGTTTTCTGACGGTTTTTCTGGGCGACCTTTCTTTACGATTGTTGATTTGTTCTTTTTTGTTGTAACAACTGTGTAGTCATCACTATCAACAGTCTTAAGCTCAAACTCAATTACGTCAATATTCCATTCGTCATAAGGACGAAGGAAGGTTACATTCCATTCGGTCAGCCAAGTAATATTGTCATAAAGTTGAAACTCCTTTGAAAACTGAGCCATCTTCCAAATTTCCTCTTCGCTTATCTTTCCTCCAAACTCGGTTCCGTATTTTCTACGAAGCTCACTTATCTTATAAGTACGAATTACTCCGCGCCAAGTTGTGTCGCGGAAGTCGGGATAGCTTGAGTAAGAGTAAAAACAATTTTCAGGCTTCAGCCAATCAACGTGAATTACACCTTGATCATCCATCCAAGTATAAGTTCCAACAAAACCGCACTCAGCGCTGTCGTGAAGCATCTTCTCTTTCAACACATCAAACCAGCCATTAGAAGAAAGCACATCATTGCAACCAAGTTCATACTGAATTTCTTCAGGTAGTCTTTGAAATTGAGATTGCCAAAGCTTTAACTCTTCTTTATCTTCTGGAATCTGCTCTGCTTCTGGAAGAATTTGTACGCCAGACTCTTGTTGTAATTTCTCAAGTAACTTTCTATTTTCAATAATAAACTCAAGATTTTCGTACTCTTCTTTCTTTTGCTTAGTTGAAATAGAATCAATTGCCGTCACTTTAATCTTTTCGCTTCTAGCCATCCATCTTCCTACAAGACCAGATATAACGCGATTAACAATGTTAATTGATTGCCAATTGATATTAAGATAATTAACTTTTCCATTGAACTCAAGCAAGTCTTGGAATTTACTCATTGGTACGCGACCATTTGCATAACCGCGATTTGTTCTCCAGCGAGCATTTCTAACCCAAAAATAACTTGATATACCACCACGAATAGTGGAGTCAATATATTGTGCTAATCGTTTACCGTAGTTCCAATCGGACTTTTCCTTGATAGTTAATTTATCAAGCTGAAAAGTTTTAAGGGGTTGCGCGGAATAATCCTGCATTACTTCGCATATTTATTCTATACAAATATAATTCTTTTTTACGAAAAAATTTTTATTATATCGCCGCCCCGTTAGGATATATTTTTACTAGGGGTGCTTGGGGAAGTGGCGGCTTATAAATTGGCTCCAGTCCCGCAACAAGGGCAATCATTGCGCTTACCGTTCTATCACTTGGGGTACGCTTGGATGGTTCAAAGTTCTTAAGATCTTCTAAAAGCTCCAGCCAATATATCTTTTCGCAATAGTGTTCAACATAGCTAATCATTGAATCATTTTGTTTGGTCATAGAAAAATCTGTTACAGGGAACCCGTAATGCCTTTCTACGCTATCCTTCTTTCTCTTGCTTGGATCTATTGCGTTTAAAGGAAACTTGGCAAGATAGCCCAGTTTCCCCCTATTCTTAAAGTAGGTATAATAGTCATCTGCGACAAATTCGTAATAAACTTGATATCCGAGATACTCGGCGGCAAGTATGATTTGATTATGAAGCTCTTCCTTTTCATTCGGTCGCCCGTAAAGGTGTCCAGTAAATAGTCCTGTGTTCAGAGGATCTCTTAAATCGTATTTAGAATAAACCCAAGCGGAAGCCTTTGAGCCGTACTTTTTACCGCCCTGCGAGTTTGAGTACCCATCCACTCCAATAACGCCGATATCTACCCTTCCGGGCCTTTTGGTGCCATTATCGTAATAGTGTTTGTTTACCTCACCTTTCAAATTAAGGTCGCTAACAAACTCCCAAGCAAAGGTCTCCGCGTCTCTTGCATCCCTCCATCTTATTGATTGATTAATCTCATCTCTATAAAACACAACCTTTCTCTTGGGTACTGGACTTTCTTTTAGTCTTTCTATCTGTTCGTTAAGCTTAACTACATTAAATATACAGTCAGCATTTGCCGACATAAAAGCCTCAACCTCGGTGCAAGGATTCATGCGAATCTCCTCCTCAAGGTCGTCCCCGGTTCTTCCTTCGCGTCTCTTTAATATATAAGCCTTAGAACCTAATTCTATATCTTCTTCGCTAATCTCACTTATTGTATTTCCGTCTTCGTCTTTTACTACCCACTTTTCTACTAGATATTCCTTTTGTTCGGGTGTCGGGGAAGACATAACAGAAAACCCGTACTTATCTATAAAACCTTCGTATCCATCGTAAGCTGGACTAAAATACCTAACAAGGCGGTTAATTGTGGGCATCCTCTTATTGAGATCCGCGTTTTCCCATAGCAACTTAAACTCAGAACCCCCCTTAGACATCTTGTTAACTGTAGAAGGCATTTCCACAAAACCAACCCTCTTAACACCTTTTACAAGCGTCTTTGAGATAATCGCAAATAATTGAGATGCCTGTATTTCCTTTTCAAGCTTACCAAACTCATCTAATAGTAGACGGCTCATACGACCTCTATCGTATGCGTTTAAAACAGGCGCGCGGTAGTTAATCTTTGACCTATTACCCTCGTCCTCTTTTTGAGTCTCAGCAACGCCTTCTTTTACGTTGGATGCCTTTTGAGCAAACACAAGTTCGGTTACGCTATCTTCTCTGTTAATCTGTTTTGGTTTCAGGAACGCTGGTAATTGCCTATAGCCATAGGCAACCATCTCCGTAAACGTAGACCTTCCGTCCTCATTAGACTTTGATACTAGACCGCAGTTTGAGTTCTTGAAAAATATCGCCTCATAAACTAGATTCGATGTGGCTTGGGAAGACGCACCCTCACGGCGCTTTTTGCTTCGTATAACCCCTAAAGCCCAAGGCGTGTTTTCCCAATGCTCTAAGAATGTAAAATAACGCCTATCGCAATCCCTGTATTCGGGACGAGAGCCATCCTCCAGCGTCCACCATTGCAAATAGAAATAATACTTCTTGGTAATAAAATAGGGCTTACCATATATATATACCCAAATACCTCTTTTACACCTTTGAAGTTCTCTAATTGCGAACTCCTCCTGCTCTTCTGTAAGTATTAAATCTCCACTTTTTGTATACTGAACCTTATCGAAGAACTCAGGCAGTTCTTCCCGAACCCACATCTGCTCTTCTTTTGGTTTGTCCCAATTAAGAATTTGTTTGTGCGGGGGAACATCTGGAATCCGGCAATGGGTTCCGTATATTAGCTCCTGATTAGCCATACTTACTTCTTACCGCCTTGTCCTCTACTTATCACAGACCTTTTATCGCGCTTGTTTCTTGACTTCTGCGCCTTTCCTCCTTTAGTCTTGTAAAAGACAACTTTTCTTGCGTCCGAACCTGATTTTGCTTTTGCCATAGTTAATCTCTTATATCAGCAATTCTATCTAAAAATGGTTTCTTCTCTTCCTTTTTCATTCCGGGTATGCTTTCGCTTAGCGAACGTATTGATTCGCTAACGGCGCTACTCTTTTCAAGTATCTTGAAAATACGCTCAAAGCTTTTGTCTTTAGCGTCATCAATATTTACGTTCTTAAGATTGACACTATTTAAAAGGTCAGCCATTTCGTTTGCTTTGCGCTGAAGACTATAGTAGAGCTTGGCAACTCCGCTATTTTTATAACCTTCTAATTCTTTTTCAAGCTCGGCTATTTTGTCTTCAAGAATTTTTTTTCCAGCGTCAGTCATACAATAGTTTTTGCAGAAGTAGGTGTTAAGCCAACAAGAAGTTTTCCTTTATTTAAAAGCTCTGTCAAGTCTTCCCGAACAGCAATAACCTCTTCTCTTTCGTGGTCTTCGCCGGGGAAATGACGGAATCTAATTATACTTTCTTCTCTACCTTTTTTACCTTGAAATATTATCTCGTAGTCGCAAGATTTTAAAGTATGAACAATCTTGCCTTTAAACTCTCCTGTTGTGACATACAAAATATCTGGCATCACCTTTGGTTCAATACCATCCAAGAGTCCTTCGTATGGCCTAAAAACCCTTAACGCAAAATCAAAACCTTTTAACGGCTTCCATTCTTCATCAAACCAAGCATAACATTGGTCCGCAGGAACGGAATAGTATTTAATATCGCTTCCTTCTATTTCTCCAGAAAGATTTGCGTAGTTGTTTATCTTGTAAGAGTCGTGAGTCATATTTGGGTGTATGAGAATTTCACTACCCTCCTTTAACCCGTCTCCGTCAATTACAATAGCATTAACTGGATGCGTCTCCCTTTTATTGAGATTATTCCAGTTTCTCTCTAATCTTATTTTTAGCCCACCTTCAAATGTGTAGCTATTCTTGCTTTCGTGATCTACGCTAATAATTACTTTGCCCTCTACGGCCTTCATAAAGTTGTTTGTGTGTCAGTAAATATACGAGAATTATTTCTTGTATCTCATAATTGGCGATTTTTTAAACCGCTCAATTATTCTTTCGTTTTCCATTTCTTTAATCGCCTCTTTCCCCATTCTATTTACTCTTTCCTGCATCTTCTTGTCGCCATAGAAATCTTCCTTTTCAAGCTCGCTAATCATCCCGGTTTCTCTTTGTTTTGCACTAAGAGGTTTTTCAACTTTGACAACTTTAATACTTGCCTTTACAACGGGCTTTTTCTTCTTACCATAGAAATCTTCTTTCTCAAGCTCCTTAATCATTCCTGCCTCTCTTTGTTTCGCAGTTAATTCTGGTTTCATTATTTTTTATTTTTATTTCTTTTTGAAATATTTTTAGCTTTTGCTTTTGCGTCTGCCTTTGAAGAAGCGCCCCAAGCTCTTAAAGACAAAAGAAGTCTTGTTGGCTTCCCATCTTTATACTCTGGGCCGGGCATACCACCCATACGAGCAAGAAAGCTTGCTCTGCGAGGATTATCGCCCGACTTTACTGGGGCCTTTAATGTACCTCCAGTTTGTGCTTTATATGAAGCTCGGCCTTTTTCATTCAAGCCTCCTTTAGGATTCTTGCCTTCGGAACGAGACCAAGCGGCGCTTTTAAATCTAATTTTTGGCATAAAATACCTTTTACCAAAGTTAACATTTTTTTGCCACCAAATAAAAAGAGTACCTATCTTCCCCTACATCAAGGCCGTCCTCAATAATTTCAAAATAAGGTAGAAAATAGGGGTGTCCCGTAAAGTTTAGGGCTTCCCCGCAAAAGGTACGGCGAAACCAAAACATAAAGTCCGCGTGTTTGGTATCGTGGAAATGCTCCCTATTCTCATAATTGTTATAATAATTTCCGTCTGGTAAGTATAAAATGAAATAACCCCCAGATTTCAAAAGCTTTGACCATTCTAATACCGCTCTAAAAGAATCGGGTAAATGCTCTAAAACGTGGGAGCTAAAACAACAATCAAACTTTTCTACCAATTCTGGGAATTGAGTATCAAGGCCGTATAGACTACTTGTTAATTTTTGGACGTGGGGGAATTGACGACCGTCAATTCCCACGGCGTGTGGGCAAATAAGATCATCACCGCAACCAATATCCACAACTTCCCCAGCCAAATACTTTTCAATCTTGTATTTAATTTTTGAAGCTTCTGATGGCATATTATTTTATTAATTTTTGTACCGAATCTATGGCCTCTAAAACTTTAGCCGTAGAATATACAGCACAAGGAGGCATTGTCTCATTAATATAACAAGGTTCGCTTTCAACCCCTGTCTGTTCGTGCCAACAATATGGTTTATTACAAATTGGGCTACCGCTAACGTGGTTCGTTAGTAATATCTTGTTGGAAATCTCCGCGTGGACTATTTCGGGGTTTGTATTGCCAAAGAAAAGAATGGACGGAACATTAAATGCTGAAGCGACGTGGCTAACGCCGCTATCTATTCCGATAAAAAAGTCGGCACCCCCAACAGCCCAACACAAAAAATTCTCATTCATCGTATTTAGATAAATGGCGTTTTTGATGAGCGGCACATTTCTTTTGCCTACTTGAAACACCGCATATCCTCTTGATTGAATATTTGCTACAACACTTTCCCAGTCAACTCCAAATACATTTCTTCCAGATTGTTTTATTCCTTCAAGGTGTATGATACAATATTTTGGAGATAATTTTGTTGCTTCGTTAATTTCAAACCCTACATGCAACTTAGGATTTCTTATTTCCCCGTCTTTTATTCCGCAATACTGATAATATGTGAGCAACCTGTTTTGTTTTGGAAAAGACTCGTAAGCCATATCCAAGTTATAAAACTCGGCTGTATCTAAAAAGATTTTATTTATAGCTTTAGGGTGATGTACGGGGAAGTAGTGGTTTACAAACAACATATAAAATTGGTCAAGCGTATCTAAAACAACCCTGTAGCCTTTTTTATGGAAATAATGAAGTACGGGTTCAACGAGTATTACATCACCCATTGATGCTTGCCTTTTTACAATCACGGTTTTTTGATACGGTTTGTGAAATCTACCGTGAAAACCAAATGTGTCGTAAATTGGGGGACGAAGTTCGTAAGCAAACTTATCGGCAGTTTCTTCATCAGCAAAATTGAAACCGTAACCATTTTCTAAATAGTGTCGGTATAATCTACCAATAATTTCATCTTCGGGAGATGTTATCTCTATATTCTTATCTGTTGCAATAATTGTTTGTAGCCTAAACGATCTTAAAGAAAATCCTCCGTTCCCTACATTACGGCCATCTGTATAAAGCCAAGGTGCGCCAATGTAATCGTAATTATAAAAATCATCACTCCATGATTTCCCGTTTAGAACATATCCGTCGTGCTGAATTATAAGACAAAACTCCGTATTTATATATTTATAAAGTTCCTTTACAACAAAGCGAGAGTATTCTTCTTTGGATTTGATGGGTAATATTTTTATTACCTGTATTTTATATCCTAAGTCCATATCTCGGTCTGTCAAAAACTTAACAGAAGCAAAGTCGCATTGCTCCATACTTTTTTGTATAGCAACAAGCGCTTCGCCGTGACGAGAGCAATCAATACAAATTAATGTTACCCTACTTAGCTTTGTTCTCATTCCACGTTTTTTTAAGTCTCCGATAAACCTTTTTCATTAAGTCGGGGGAAGACGTGGTAATAATTTGCGCTAACTTCTTAAGTTTTTTAGCTCTTACTTTTCTCATTGTTTCCAGTTTATAGGTACTTGAATATTTTCTCCATTCATCTTATTAGGGTAAATCCGTATCTCGTCATCATAAAAATTTCGTACAGAGCCATCCTCGTAAAAAACAACCTTCCAGACCGTATTTACATCAACACCGTAATCCATCCAAGCTATAGCCTTCCCGTATCCCAAAGGAGTATGAACATCAATTGGATTGCGTAATTCGTGTATAATCATTGTGGCTTTACTTCGTTTATATCATAATAAAAAGAGTTGCTATCGGCGCTTACCCATCTATCACTTTCGGATTCAACACATTGTAACTCGGTGTCAACTTTAAATTCTTTTGGACTTACCGGAAATTCTTTAGTAATAAAGTTTGAATCTTTCCAGAAAATCCTATTGTTAGGTTGGCAAAGCAGGTATCCTTCATCAGTCGCAAGTATGTGACCGCACTTATAATCTGTAGGCTCATCAGAGTATGGGTTATTAAACCAATCAACTGTAAATAAATAAGTTGCCCAGACCAAAGACTTATCTTTAAGAATAACCCTACATCTCTTCTCGGCTAGATATGAATATTCAATAACGCTAATGTTCTCGCTAAAGCAGTCCCATAGCTGTTTGAAATCACTTGGTATATCTTTTTCAGTTTTATGAAAAAACAATTCAGATATGGGAACGCGACTTCTTAACATTCCGTAATCAGTCATAATATGGAATGTAAGTATTTTACCTGCTACACTCTGAACAGCGAAGGCGTAACAATTATCTAGGGCGTTATAATCCGCATCATTTTTGGTAAGCCAACTTCTTCTTACCTTTAGTTTAAGGTTTGGTATGTTAGCATTCAAAACATTTTGCTCGTTAGTTATCATAAGTTTTTAATCATTTTTTACTCTTTAAATACGCCGCAAATAACATTGAATAATTAGCAAGGTCAAGAAGAGTGTCTTGTACGCTCTCGTCTTTTACCTTTAGTTCTCCGTTTCTTACAAAAGAAGCTATCCTCGCCATCTTATCGGTCATTCTGGTTAAGAATCCAATTTCAGTATTTAAACCAAAGGCCTCTACCGCTTCGAAGTTGGCAAACGGATTATCGTCTTTAAACCCCGTATAATCAGCATTTTTCTTCTTCATCGTTTCTATAGCCCTCCCGAAAAAAGATTCAGCAAATTCAACTAATGCTAATGAATCTTTATTGTATTCGTCTATACCCCTATCCTTGCTTGAGCCAATTAATGCCTCAACCCTAGTTTTTTGTTTTATGTATTCCTCCATATTATTTGTTTTTAATGTTAGGGGAAGATGCGAGTTTCCCAAAATAATAATCAAGACTTCCCTGATGATAAAAATCATATCCACCATTACCTACGGGTATTACATTTGGCATCATCGGGAACAGCTCTAAGATACGATTAACTTTCATTGCCTCTGCAAGTTGAAAGCAAAAGCTCTGGTTGCCT